AGTCGCCTTAATCTTCTGAAAGAAGATATTCTGGTACTTCTTGAACTGTGTTTCCTTGATAAGCATAACTTACGGAGTTTTTGATAAGATTCCTCTTGACAATGGTGATAGGGTAAATGGATAGCTGTCGTAATAAGCGCGGAAGTCCAATTCCCTTGTAAGGGAAATGTATCCTGGAATAACATTATCCTTACGGAGAGAATAATCGCCGAAAGTGTCTTCCAGTAACCCGCGCAAGTAGAGCATCAACTTATACCAAAACGAATACCTGTCACCCCATACATTGTCAGAACCGACCCTGTTGAAATCCTCATAAAAGAATCCCTCGCTATCGGGACTTTCAGTAATGCTAAACACGGAGCCGATTTGTACCGTGGTCTGCAAGCCAGTACCCTTGTCATTGGAACCCTCGTAGTCAGACCCATCAGTAAATGATTGCCCGATTGCACCGGCGGCATTCTCATACAGCCTGCGTTTGTCAACCAAATGGTATGACACCCAAATGGCCAAGTGCATTTCCGATGGGCGAACAAGCCTGCCAATCAGGTCATCCGTAATGGCAACACCCGTAATATCCAAGACTCGGTAATAGTACCACTCAATCATGGCCTTTATCTCCTCGTCCGAGAAGAAGTACCTGCGGAACGCAGTAAAGTTGTCATCCGATAAGTCCTTACCTGCAACCTTGATAAGAGCGGAAGTAGGTTCCTTGCCACGGAAATACGGGGTATAGGCAACTACAATACCGTCATTGATAAACTGGTTCATCAATGATTCCATATCGGGATAGTCCGCAAACGAGTAGGTATGTGTCGTTCCCGAAATCGTTACGACCACGGAACCGGCATCACCATCGCTGGGTGGAGTTACCGACACGGAACCATCCAGCACCTGCTTGATTGCAAATGCCGGAATGATGAAGCGGTCAAAGGTTAATTCTCTGACCGCTGTCACCACCTCGTTCAAAGTTACAGCGTTCTCTGACATTATCTTAGATTCTGTAAACCTTTCTTGCGTTCACCAACACAGCCGCGACATCGGGCGGAACCGAATGGTCACGGTCCTTACGCAGCTGGTAATGGTTGCCGCCAATCCAACAATCGACTTCTTCAAGCGTGTGAATCTTCACGGGCTTGACATTCACCTGCTGCTCAATAGGCGTTTCTGTTGGAGCTTCTGCGACCGTTGTTTCAACGAGAGTTTCTGTTGGAGCTTCCTGTGCAGCCTTCCCCTCATCGAGGACAATAGGCTCTTCATTAGATTTTCTTGCCATAGTTCTATTTATTTAGGTGATTTTCTGTTTTAGGCCGTCAAAGCCTTGACGATATTGTTGCCTTCAATGATGCCAGTACCCCAGATACCGTACCAGCCGAGGGTGTGCTTACGACCCAATTCGACCACACCGTCATCACGGAGTTCCACATCAAGGGCGATACCCCAGCCATAGGCATTGTCGCCGAAGAACACGGCTTCATAGGCTTCCGTAACCGTAGCACCCGAGCCATATTTGGCAGCAATCTGAGCGGCATTAAGATGAGGCATCTGAGTGGTCTCAATGAAAATACAACCCTCATACATACCGACCTCACCGAGGTACAACTGGCGGCGACCCATATACACATTGGCATTAACCCAATTACTATCGTCACGCAACTGTCGCAACTGATGCGGATGGGCGATGCACACATAGTAGTCGCCTTCAATCTTCGGGGCATTATTCGTGGCTAAAATCTCAACGGCATCCTTCACGGTCTTGGTAGTAAGTCCACTGCCAGCGGCAAGTGTAGCAAGTGAAGTAGCCGTGCCACCGTACACCACATTCGTTGTCTGTAATACTGTATCGCGGAATTGACCATCAAGGACGACTGCCATATTGTTAGCGAGTAACTTGGAAGCGTCACCGAGGACATCCAGCAAGGAAGTACGCAATAAATATTCTGTTACCTGTACTGAATTGGCCTGTTCCTTAACGGGAATCGTAACCTCTGATGTAGTCATGCCTTCTGGAGTAAGAACATCTTTCTCCTCAAGGGAACCACCACCTTGGAGATTTCCATATTTCACGAACACAATTGATTTTCCTCGGACGGCTTGCAAGTCACGCTTTACTTTGGCAAATTGCGCGAAACGCAAACGCGGTTGAGCTTGGAAAAGGACTTCACGGGAATAAAAGTCACGAACTGCCTGCGGAATGGCCACATAGCCACTGGTATTGGCAACAGCTGCGGTAGTGTCACCGAAGCACATCATGGCAAAAACCATGCAGAATAAGATACTGATTAAATGTAACATTTTTGTCTTGTTTTTAGTTGATTACTTGATTACCTGTCTTAGTTGCCGTAAGTCTCTTGGAGTTGCTGGAGCAGCTGCTCGCGGTTGTTTGCAAACTCGCTCTGGGACATCTGCCTCACACGACCTGAGTTCTCACTGGCTTCTGGGGACGGTCTGTTCGGAACTTGTGGCATTTGCTGGCCTTGCGGTGCAGGTTGGGCTGGTGGTGTAGGAATTTGTTCATGTGCCTGTTGCTGCAAAAGCGGGTCAGTTACTTTGCCACTGGGTTGGGCGACTGGTGATGGATACTTGGAGCGGAGTTCAATAGACCGTTTCAAGGCCGCATCAATTTCCTCCTTCGTCTCACCCACAACAAGTTCGGGAATACAAGTCCCCAAATTCATTTGGATAAGGGACTCCCTGTACTGGTCAAGCGTATCCTTGCGGTTCTTGGCATCCGTATCGATAAGCGGCTTCACGGCATCCTTGATAGTCTCTGAAAGTGACTGTTTGAAATCATCCTTCGTGACAAAGAGGTCCTTCATCTTCGTGATGAGTGCCTCTGCGTTGGGGTCAGCAATCACCTGCACATCCTGCAAGCTCTTGATTTGAGCCTTCAACGCCTCAAATTGCGTGTAAAGCTTCGACTTTTCGACCTTGGCCACCTCTTGGATGAACGATTGAAGTTCTGGGGTGTCCTTGACAGCGTAAGTAACTCCGTTGATTGTGATACTCTCTGGGATTTTCACGATTTTTTCTTCTTTTGTTTCCATACTTTATTCTTTTATACGATTAAGATTTCTCAAATCAGTGGTTAATTACTTAATGATGCCGTCTCTCAGTTTTTGTGAAGCGGCTCCCTTGATGGTTGCCTGCGTCATCTGTTCACGGGACACCAGCGGTTCCGCAGGCGTTCCAGGATTCACGAAAGCGTCTTTCACTTTCTTTTCAGTGCTCTGACCAATATCGTGCAGAGCCTCGGGATTCTGTCTGTCCATTTTTT